ATCTATGTTTATGAATTACATAGTTGCTATGTTTATACTATGTTAGCACGTGTGTAAACCCTGTCAAGAAAAAAATGCTTGCATTGTGTACAAATGTATAATATTAATAGAAGGTACAGTATGGAGAAAGACAAAAAAGAACTAATGCAGGAGATCGGGGAAGCCATAAATGAAGTGGTAAAGGTCAAAGAGTTGCAGAATATTAAGAGTTTAAGTAGATACGATCCACAAAAGGTATCTAAGATACTGTATTTGTACTCTACTGGGGTAAGCCAGACCAGGCTAGTACGTAAGTACGGCATATCTAGGGACACGTTATTGAACGTATTGGTGGATTATGCAGACCATCTCGGCAAACTAAAGGACCTTGCAGGCCGTATATCGGCCAAGAACTATATGAATATCTCTTCCTTAGAAGAGGATCTGGTAGATAAAGTACGAGACAGGATGGACAACGACCCCGAAATGGAAGTAACGTTCAGGGATCTAAAGGAACTTTCAATAGCAAAAGCTAATGCATTTAGGGAAGCCATGTCATCTCGGGGTGAAGCACACAGTATTACGGAGGACCGTAAGGTAATTACACAAGATGATTACGATGAGACCATCAAGGCAGCCCAGGATAGAATAAAACAAATAAAAGGAGAGGTAATAGATATAGATGATTGATGAAGACTACGATGAACTATTTGACAGGATCCGAGGAAACCTCGGGGAGCACTTCAGTAATTATATGTTTATAGTTATGGATGATGACGGGGATTTATTTTACGACTACTCGAACAATAAGGTTGGCCGAATGCTACTATACGAGGCTAACAAAGATATGCACAGTAATCCAGGAGTGGATATAATCTGGGTAGAAGACGAGGAAGAAGAAGAAAAAGATGGCACTTGAATTTACTAAGCATCCATATCTAGCAGCACCCACAGATGAAGAGATAATTCTCTTAGCTGAACAAGACCCGAAAATGCTAGAGGCTTTGTGGAATGCCCACGAGGGCAGGATCAAAGCATCAGAGGAAGATCCACTACGGCACGGGTTTGACTTAGATGGCTGGACCCGAATGAGGACAGGACTCATGGAAAACAACGAGTGCCTTGTGCTCGGGGGTAACAGATCGGGCAAGACCACAGGGTGTGCCAAGATGGTTATGGAAGCTGTAACAGAATCTCATGACGGCCACATAGTTTGCTTCAGCCAGAATCAGGACACCAGTGTTAAGATCCAGCAAGCAGCAATCTGGGAGATGATGCCAAAAGAGTTTAAACGTAAAACCAAAAGTATAGAAGGATACATAAACTTCTCTATGCAGAATGGATTCACGGGGCAGAGCTTTATCTTCCCAGATACTAGAACACGGGTAGACTTCAAGACTTATACACAATTTAGTAACAATCAGACAATACTAGAGGGATTTGAGTTCGGGTTCCGAAACTCTGGTGGACTCAACCTAGGTGCCTGGCTCGATGAGTACCTCGGAGATGCAGCACTTGTTAACACTTTACGTTTCCGTTTAGCCACTAGGAATGCTAAGATGGTAATAGGATTTACTCCTATTGATGGTTATACTCCGTTTATCTCTGAGTTTCTCAAAGGTGCAGAGACACTAGAAACCAGACCAGCAAAGCTGTTAAACGACAAAGAGGTGCCGATTCGGCAGTACAGTACGTCCAGAGATGCCCAGATTTGTTATCTGCATTCAGACGAGAACCCGTTCGGGGGATATAGTCGTATAGCCAAAGACCTTCGTGGTAGACCCGAAGAGGAGATACTAGTCCGTGCATACGGTGTACCAGTGAAGTCCATGACTTCGTTGCTACCTTTATTTAACACAGAGGTCAATGTATTGTCAGATGTACCTAACAAGTACGATATGACATTCCCAGATATAGCAGAGAACCCTATGCAGTACAGCATATACCAAGTAGTTGACCCTGCAGGTGCCAGAAACTACACAGCACTGTGGGCTGCAGTCAATGCACGTAATGAGATTTACATTATGAAAGAGTGGCCCGACCGTCCAACCTACGGAGAGTGGGCAATTTTCGGGGATCCTAAATGGAGGCAAGGACCTGCCTCGAAGAAACTAGGGTACAACGTAGAAGGTTACGTGAATCTATTCAAAGAGATAGAAGAAGATCTCGGAGTAAAAGTATTTGAACGTATTGGAGACTCTAGATTCTTTGCAAAAGAAAACGAAAACAATGATGACCTGTTTAAATCGTTTGGAGATTACGGAATGCATTTTGTTCCGTCAGACGGTAGAATGGAAGAAATAGGAATAAATGCTCTGGACGAGTGGTTTTCGTATAATCCAAACGAACCAGTGGACCAAGCAAACAAACCCAGGTGTTTTATACACAAGGACTGTGGAAATTTAATTGACTCATTAATAAACTACAACTCTCAAGGTAAAGCAGATGAAGCCCTGAAGGACTTCTTTGACCTAATTAGGTACCTGAGAATGAGTAACAGTGGAGATGGCCCCGACCACGTTACATCATATCAACTAGAGGCCAGCAACAAAACAACTGGAGGATATTAATGGCAAAAAAGAAACTAACTGAAATAGCAGAGGAGTACGAAATAGATTGGGAAGCAGCCCAAGATTTTGTATCTAATAACTTAGTAGAAGAAATGGTAACAGGTAAAGGAAAGAACACTTGGATCAATGACGATGGCCAAGGAATCTTTGAAGACATGATACCAATCAATATACTGTACAGAGGTAAGGTAGTACAACTTGCACCTAATCCTAGATATGTACTAACACATATAAGGGAATTAGGAAAGAAAGTACCAGTCAAGGTACCTTTACGTTTTTCACGTGGATTACTAGGAAAAATTATACACGTAGAAGCTAACAACAAGGGAGAAACACCCACATATGAGTACAGACCTACTAAGATGTCTTGATCTATCTGTTACAATATAACAAAACAAAATGGAAAACGAAAATATTTCTGAAGCCCTAACATACAGGAGCAATAGCCCCGATGTTTCTACACTAAGATATGCCTACGATCAAACGGTCATGGAGCTTGAATCCTACTTTGACCTGTGTCGTACATCATATGATGAGAGACGTAACTTTTGGAATGGTAAAAGCAACGACCATCGTAAGCACGGTGCCGATGCTTTTCCTTGGGAAGGTGCTTCAGATGTAGAGTCCCACGTTATTGACGAACGTATTACACGTTTAGTAAGTTTATTTATGAATGCATTGAATCGTTCCAACGTAAAAGCATTCCCAGTAAACGTAGATGACATACCTAGATCCAAAATGGTAACTAACTTCTTAAAGTGGATGGTATCTTCTGGATACATTCCTAGGTTCAAGAAGGAAATGGAGCTCGGTGCTAACTATTTGTTAGAACGTGGTTTGTTAATTACTTACGTTGGTTGGCTCAGAGAAGACCGTACGTTCCTACAAAAGCTAGATCTGAACCAAATGGCACAGATTTCACCTGAAATGGTAGAAGCTATTACTGCAGGAGCCAATGATGATGAGATTATATCAATTATGATACAGGTTATGCCTGGTGTAAACGAAAGACGTGCAGCCAAAGCATTGTCAGATCTAAGAGAGTTTGGAGAAGCAGAGGTACCAATGGTACGTAGACAGATAAATTGTCCAGATGTTAAGACACTTGCACCCGATGGTGACTTCTTTTTCCCATCGTATGTTACGGATCCACAACGTGCACCGTATTGTTTTTGGAAAACTTATTACACAGCACAGGAGTTACAAAATAAAATTGTAACAGAGGACTGGAATGAAGACTTTGTTAATTACGTATGTGAAAAATACAGAGGAGTAAATATAGATTCTATTGAAACAGAACAAGAGGGACGTAGAAGTTCACGTTTATCAGATAATGCATACGAGGCAAATGAGTTAATAGAATTAGTACATGGGTACCAAAGGTTGGTAGACCCAGAAGATGGATCCGAAGGTATATACGAAACTGTATTTCATAAACTATTTGATGGAAACGAGTATGCTCCAGGGTATGCTAAGTTTGAATTATTGAACGGATACGAGGATTATCCCGTAGTTGTAACAAAACTATCCGAAGATAGTAAACGTCTTTACGACACTATGACTATTCCTGATCTGTTACGTGGCTTACAGAATCAAGTTAAAGTAGAAAGAGACTCAAGAATAGACAGGAATAGCATAGCTACTATGCCACCGTTGCTACATCCTATTGGACAAGCACCGAGTGACTGGGGTCCTGGTAGACGTATACCTTACAGACGTAAAGATGATTACGTGTTTGCTGACTTCCCAAGATATAACGAAGGTTCAGTAGAGATGGAAGGCACAATGTTACAACAAGCAGATAGACTTGTAGGTTTAGACGAAGATCCAAACAGTGTAATTCGTAAACAATTTTTAGTAGACAAGTATTTACAACACAGTGCCGAGGTTCTAAAGCAATGCTTCAGATGTTTCCAACGTTTTGGTCCTGATAGTATTTACTTTAGAGTAACTGGTTCACCAGATCCAGTAAACTTTCCTAAGGGTAATCCAAACGAAGAGTACGATATAATTATAAATTACGATGTACTTGTTACAGATAAGGAAATGCAGGAAACAAAACTGCAACAAATAGTTAATTTAACACAATTAGATTCTAATGGCCGTATAAATATGACAGCATTACTAGATACAATGGCAATGGCAGTAGATCCAGTACTAGCTGATTCAATACTACAACCAGTAGAAGATGCACAAGAACAAATACAAAAAGATGTAACAGACGATCTTGCTAAGATATTTGCAGGCATTGAAATGCCAGCACGTCCTACAGGAGCACAGATGGCTATGCAGATGATACAAGCATACTTGCAACAACCTGATATACAACAGAGGTTGCAAACTGACGAAGCATTTGCACAACGTATACAAAAGTATATGGGTCAGTACCAATTCCAAATGCAGCAACAACAAAATGCACAAATAGGTAGAATAGGTACAGCTCCAGCACAAATGGGACAAGTTAATACACAAAATATCAATCAAGAATGACGTACGAAGAAGATATAAAAACATTACATCAACATGAATCGTTTGCACGATTTGTAGAAACTATATACACACTACGAGAAGAAGCTATATCTTCTTTACATAAAGCTGATACCGACCAACTGCAACAGATCTCTGGTATGATTTTATGCTATGATCAGATACTACAAATGACAGATTGGAACGGATTACAGTTACGACACATGGAAAGGCTCAAAGGGCACTTGTAGATAGTGTTATAATACTTTTATCGGCATCTCTCCAGCCGTAAAGGAGTGGACAAAAATTATGAATAATGAAATCAATACTGGTAACTCTGAGCCAGAAACAAATTCAGTGGACAATATAACTCCGTCTGATTTAATTAACAGACGTTCTCAAGACGTAGAGCCAGTTCAACAGGAAATGCAAAGTGAAGCCGAGAGCAGTACAGAGCAAACTGAACAAACTGAAACTACTGATGTTCTTTCAAATGTAGATTTAGACAATATGTCTGAGTCCGAGCTAAAAGATATTAGTCAAAAGCTAGGAACTAAAGCAGTTGCTAGATTTGGTGAATTAACTGCAAGAAGAAAACAAGCAGAGGAACGTATGCAACGTATGGAACAAGAACTCCAAGCCTTAAAAAAGGAAAAGGAAAAAGTTCCAGTAGTTAAAGACAATCCTCTCAAGGATATAAATGATCCAAAGAAACTTCAACAACACCATGAGTCAGCTCGTGAAGTTATAGAGTGGGCAGAAGCCTTACTTGATGAACACGAAGATTATAAGAGTCATGATGTAATTACAGAACTAGATGGCAAGGAATATACAAAATCTGAACTCAAGAAAACACTTAGGCAGTCAAGAGATGTAGTAAATAAATTTGTACCAGCACAAGCACAAGAGTTGCAAAAACGTGCAAGTGTACAAAATAATACAAGAGCATATCAAAGAAAAGCTGTACAGGAGTTTGATTGGATTAAAGATAAAAACAATTCTACTAATAAACGTTATCATGCTATGCTTAATGACAAACGTTTAGCAGACTTACCAAAGACTCATCCTGAGTTAAGTTCTCAAATGCCGTACATATTAGCTCATGCAGCTAACAGTATGTTCGGACGTAAAGTAATTAAGGACACAAGTCCTGCAGTAGCAAAGACTGGTATAAAGCCTCCTGCTTCTAGAACAGGATCAGCAGCAACACCAGAGAGAAAGACATCGACTAAATCTGTAGCACAGAAGGAAGTTCAAGAACGTTATAAAAAATCAGGTGATATTAATGATTTCATTGCTCTCAGAACCTTACAAAAATCACAATAACAAATATTAGAAAGAAAAAATTATGTCATTTTCAGACAGTTTTACACCAACCAAAACCCCTTTAACAGGGCCAGGGAGTGCAGTTTCTAATCGTGAGGATTTGACGGATGTCCTAACAATCCTTGCACCTGAAGAAACTCCAGTCCTTTCTTCTGCCTCTAAGACAAAAGCATCAAGTACTTTTGTTGAGTGGACAGTAGACAAATTAGAAGATCCTGTAAACACAGGAATCAGTGAAGGAGCTGATGTCACAGCATTTACAGACAAGTTCAAATCACGAGCACGTCTAGGTAACTATGTACAAAAGTTCCGTAGAGATTACATGGTATCAGATTTACAAGAAGCAGTTGATTCTGTTGGGCCAGCTAAGTTTGCTCAAGCAGAAGCTAAAGCTATTCGTGAAATCAAACGTGACATCGAGAAAACATTACTATCCGATGGGAATCGTAATGCAGAAGATGGAGCAGGTCAACCTTACACACTCCGTGGCTTAGGCCGTTGGATCGGTGGATCAGATTCAGACATCCCTACAGACTATCAAACACCATCAAGCTCTATCAGCACAGCAGGTGCCAGCATTACTGAAACTCAGTTGAACACACTTATCCGTTCAGTATACGAGCAAATCGGTTCTACTCAGAACTTAACTCTTGTTGCTGACACTAACTTACGTACACAAATCTCTGATTTTGCACGTTTTGGTGCCACATATGGATCTGATGGTTCAGGTACAGAGTCTATTCGTAACGTTAATACTGACATGGGTAACTCAACAATCAAGCTATCTGTTGAGATCTATCAGTCAGACTTCGGTACAGTAACAATCGTTAACAGCAATCCTAAGTGCTCTAATGACACAGATAACCTTGATGAAGGTTACTTGCTCAACCCAGAGTACTACGGTATCCACGACTTGATTCCTATGGGATCTACACGTCTACCTAACATGGGTGGTGGTGAACGTGGTTACGTTGATTGCTCATTGACTCTAGGTGTATACCACCCAGCAGCTCACGGTAAGATCACAGGTTAATAGAAGGGAATAATATATTATGTCACAATTAACAGTAAATGAAGCTAGTGGTGATTTCACTCACGTAGCAAAATTAGATCATAATGATTTAGTATCTATCGGTAACGGTGGTACTAGAAAATTATTCACAATACCAGCAGGTGCAGCAGTGGACCTTGCAGCAGTAGTCAACAGTGTTGACATCGTAGGTTCATCAACATTACAAATTGATGTTGGTACTACAATCGGAGATCCTAATGAGTTCATTAAAGATCTTGATGTCGATGCAATGACAGTGTTTGCCCCTACATTTAATACAGGTGCATCATTTGTTCAAGTAGCAGGTAACACAACTATTGCAGGTGGTTCTCTACCTGTAGGTGGTGCTTCTGCAGACACAGCAGTATACATTAAAATTACAGATGCAGCAGCAGCCTCTATCACAGCAGGTGAAGTTGTTATCGGTATTCGTTTAATTGACCTTAGCCGTTTCTTTTAATAGCTAAACATTTCAGGTTCGGGGGCTTCGGCCCCCAACCTTTTATTTATGGAAGCACCTAACATCATTACGAATATACCTAGGAACATCTCGGACGGAGAAGTTGACGATGCCTTTATGAAGGAGTTGATCAACGGCTTTGAGATAGAACGTAGAACTGAAGAAGAACGAGTACAGAGAGCACGGTTTGAAGCAAAAGAACACGTAGGTAAAACTCATCCACTATTTGGAAAGTGTGTAGCTACAATGCCAGCCAGAGAATACTTCAGGTTAATAGGTAAATACGGTGATGAAGAAGTGAAGTCCAAAGAATTTTTACAGTACTTTAACAAAAACTTTTCTGACCTAAGCCCGAACAAAGCATAATGCAAACTAGACCTTACGGAGATCTATACAAACTAATACAGTCATTAGCTGGTGTTAAATCATTTGCACCATCTGAAGAGGATGATATAGCCAACTTTATTAACCGTAGGTTTTTTACGGCATATAGTACAACAAATGCTTGGCCTAGGTATTTAGTCACGGGGGAACAAAGAAGAGTATCTACTTTTAAATTTCAATTAGGTGAAGCAAGTCACCCAATGAATGGTCTTTATACTAAACTTGGAGTTGATGCAAATGGCAACGATCTCTGGATTGAGTTAGGAAAAAGTATATCAAGCCAACAACAAAGTTATATATTTAATTACAGAACTGATGTAAACCGATGGTTTTTAAATGCTGGAAGTTGGATCAAAAATTTAGAAACTGATATATATACTTTTACTAGTGCAGTATTATTACTATTCCAAAGAGATGATAATGCTAGATATAGCAATCCGTGGGAAGTAGTTTGGACAGAAGATAATAATGAAATCCCATTTGGAACACCAATGCAAGTTGTTCCTTATGCAGATATTACTCCTGCTGTATCTAGTAGTGATCCAATAACTAAATTAAATGATATTGGTGAATTTATTAAAATTCATAAAACTAAACCAATGGTTAATAGATCAGCACAAGAGTATGAATTTTACGTAGATGAAGACGGTGCTCATGTTTTAAATTTAGATCAAAGCACAAATAATATATTTGTAACGTACAAAAAGAAATTTAGTAAATTCACAACAAGTAGTGATTATGGTGTATCAACCGAAGAAGTACCTGAAGAGTTCTTTTCATATATAGCACACGGTGCCTATGCAGACTTCTTAACTATGGATGGCCAAACAAGTAAGGCTATTGTTGAGTCCGAAAGAGCCGATGAGCATTTAAAGCTACAACTTGAAAAGGTTGATATAATGAATAATAACCAATTTCCAAATACTAAATTTTCAACATACGTCAATAGACAATCAAGATAATGAACTCAAGAGTAACAAACTTATATCCTAGGATTAATCCTAATATGGCTGATATGCAGATGCTATCAATCACTGGTAGCTCAAACACACCATTTGGTGCATTCGATTCTGAAACAAGATATGTTTCATTCGATGTACAAGACAACGATGTGTACGTAACTTACGATGGTGAGAACCCTAGTGACACACTAGGCCATATTCTATATGCTGGTAATTCTTACACATGGCACGTTGAGACAGCTAAAGCAGCTATCTTTAACTCAGTCGGTGGTACAGCAATAGTAGCAGCATCTGAATTTACAGACTAATGTCTATAGGATCACAGCCACAAGTAAATGTTCTTAACGGAACTATAGGATCTGCATTTGTAGACGGCTTGCCTGCTGGTGACAATAGACTAATACCTAGCATTCCAGGTAATGCTTTAGTTAATCCTACATTTGATGTAGTAGAAACTCCAGTATTTGGTAATGCATTTAACGGTGTAGTATACTTTGGTAAGTGGGGACACTTTGGTCAGTTATTTACATCAGATGATGATTATAAATGCTACGTTGGTAATTCATACCATGCAAACTTTCCACCGTTTAAAGATTTAGGTGGTGGTGATCCTACGTTAGATGATCAGCCCAAGGTATTAAAACTATATGGTTCAGGATCTAATTTCCCCGACAATGATACTAACGTAAATACAGATAATGCTAGAAGTTTTCCATTAAGTGGAATGTCTTATACTTCTACTCCAGGAACTTTTCCAGAT